AAGACCTACATTACCAGAACCACAGAAAGAGGCAACAACCAACATCAAGATATTCCTTTAGATATGCCTTACTCTTATGGTCTGGCAGTGCCTAGAAACGGTTTGATGGCATGTCTTTGTGCTGATAAGAACACCTACAGTAGAAAATGCTGCAAGGGTTTCTTAATTAACCAAGGAATTGGTAATATCTATGGAAGTCCAGATAGACCAATAGACAGTCCGTGGGCAAAAGGTTTCAGTTCTGCATTCGGACCACTATACCAATAACACAAGAAGAATTATAATATGGCTATAAAATCAAAAGCCCAGATACAGGCAGAATCAAACAGTACTTACGTAGACAATAGTGTAGGTTCAATTACTCCAACCTCAGTAAGATCTTTAAACACAGACTGGATAGATTCCATTATATTTGCTGAAGCTACTGCTAGTTTAACAGTATTCGGAGCAACATCCGCATCATTTGCTAATTCAGCTACGTCAGCTTCTAATGCTTTAACAGCCTCTTTCTTATTAGGAAGTGTGGCATCAGCATCTTTTGCTCAATTCGCAGTTAGTTCAAGTCAATCTACTTCAGCTTCATTTGCTACTACAGCATCTTTTGCATTAAACGTACCAGCTACTGCTAGTTTTGCAATTAGCTCTAGTTTTGCCCAATCTGCTAGCTTAGCCACAAGAAACATATTAACAGCATCAGCAGCTGCAAATATTCTTACATTTACAAAAGGCGATGGTACTACCTTCGACGTAAGTATAGCTCAATCTGGATCTATTTCTTCAGCTAGTTTTGCAGACACAGCAAATCAAGCAAACTCAGCGTCATTAGCTGCAAACAGTTTGCTATTAGAGGGAACAGGATCTAATGGCTTTGTAACAACTGGTAGCTTTAATACGGCTTCAGGCAGTTTATCAACAAGAGTTACAGATAACACTTCAAACATTCAAACACTTACCAGCGCTACTGCATCTTATGCGGTATTAGCAAACAATCAAACGTTTACTGGTAAGAATACATTTAATAACGATGTAACAGCATCTAACGTAAGAATCACAGGTACAGCATCTATAGCATTCTTAGACGTAACATTCCAATCAAGTTCGGTAATCTACTCAAGTGGATCTAACCAATTTGGTGATGCTAGTAACGATACACAAACTTTATATGGTACAGTTAACGTAGTTACTGGGCCTTTAGTAGTAACAGGATCAGCTAACTTTAAAGAAACAATTACTGGTTCTATAGTTAGCGCTTCTTTTGCGACTTCTGCATCTAGAGCAACTAGTGCTGCTACAGCTTCTTTCTTATTAGGAACAGTAGCTTCAGCTTCTTATTCTTTAACCTCTTCAGGAGTACAAGGTATAAATGCTAGCACTGTTAATAGCACTTACTATTTAGGATTCGTACCTAACGCAGAAATAAACGCAATATCAATAGACACTGATTTAAGATATAATCCTAGTTCAGGCATACTTAGTACTAGTATATTTAGTGGAGCTTTAAATGGTAATGCTACAACAGCAACCAATGCTGAAACAGCTTCTTTAGCAACATCAGCTTCTTATGCTTTATCCGCTAGTCAAGCTAATAATGCAACATCTGCTTCTTTTGCAACTAATGCAGCAACCGCTTCAGTATTATTAGGAACAGTAGTTTCTTCTAGCTATGCATTTACTGCATCTAGCGCAGAAACAAGTTTCTCTTCAGTATCCGCTTCTTATGCTTTAACAGCATCAAGCGCAGACGTATTCGTAGTTAGAACAAATTTAACTGCATCAGGATTAAACTATCCTTCAACAGATGGTTTGGTAGATCAATTCTTAACCACAGACGGAACTGGCAATTTATCTTTTTCTAACTTAGATACTATTTTAGAAGACGTAGTTGCTGGAGAGAACATAACAAAAGGAGACCCATTATATATTTCAGGTTCTTCAGGAGCAAAACCAATAGTATACAAAGCAGACGCAGCAGTAGCTAGTAAAATGCCAGTTGTTTATGTAGCTTACGAAACAGTAAGCACATTAGCAAACACAAGAGGTATTGTATTAGGTTTAATAGAGGGAGTTAATTTAACTGGATATGCTGCTGGCGATGAGATTTACGTAGCTGAAGGTGGTGGTTGGACAAGTACTAGACCAACTGGATCTAACTCAACTGTACAATTCTTAGGAGTTGTAACTAAAGAAGGTGTTGGTGGTAAAGGATTAGTATTAAATCCTGGTCCTGCAACTTTACCAAATTTACAAAGTGGATACGCATGGGTTGGAGATGCTAATAATCAACCAGTAGCAGTAGCTACATCATCATTTGTTGGTGGAGCATCTGCATTCCCTTTCACAGGATCTGCAAGAATTACAGGTAGCTTAGACGTAATCGGTAGATTATATGTTCCATCAGGATCATTTGAAATTACTGGTTCAGCTACTATTAATTCAGGTTCGTTGATAATGTACTCTTACAAGAATACAACTCCAGCTGCTAGACCATTCATAGCAATGGTAACGCAGTCTTTGAATAGTACTAATAATATTATATCAATTAGTCAGACAACAGCGCAGTCTGGTTCTATTGTAATATCTGGTTCAGGAAATTATGTATCTTTAACTGGTGTTCAAACTAACCTTAGTTTTGCTAACGGAGCAACTTCAGGATTTAATGGACAAAACGCTTACGTTACAAATTTACCAATAACAAGTGGATCAAACCCATTAGTTAATACAACTGCTGACAGAAATAATAGATTTGTACCAACATTAGTTAATAGCAACATAAATGGTAGTTTAACAGTTACTGATAATAGACAGACAGAGTCCAGTTCTCCTGTTAACTTTTCAAGTGTAAATCAAATTGGAAGCATTACAGTAAGAATTGATAGTGGAAGTTTAACAACTTCACAAACATTAATAGGAGGTTTAGCTAATGTACTTGAAATAACTGGTTCAGGAACAACAGCAATAAGTAATAGTACCTTAAGTAATAGTATTTTGATTGGAAATGGTAATAATATTATTTACAGAGCAACTGGTTCACAAACAACTGGTATAAACCAAAGTATTATTCAAGGTAACTCTAATAGAATTTTAATTACTGGATCTAGTTCTTTGAATAGCACTACTGTAACAAATCCAATTTTAAATAACTCTTTAATAGTTGGTCAAACATTAATTGTAACAGGTAGTACTAATACAGCAAATGGTATGACGCTTTTAGGTAACTTTAACACAGCTGACGGTTTATTAAACGATCCTAGATTTACAACATTCGCTGTAGGTACAGGAACATCAGCAGCTGCAAGAGGCACAGCATTCCATGTATCTGCATCTGGTATGACCACAGCAAACGTAGGATTAAACGTAAGAGGTGTTCAAACTGGAGAAACTGAATTAGAAGTAAGAGCAACAGGAGTTAAGATTGGTAATTTATTAACTGACTCTCATAACTTAACTGGATCATTCTCAATAACAGGATCTCAAACAATTACTGGTTCTTTAGTAGCAGAAACAATATCTGGATCATTCAGTGGATCAGGAGCAGACATATTCGGAGTGGTAAGTTCTAGTTTAGCGACTGAAAACTTAATTACTGCATCTGCTGCAGCAAACATATTAACATTTACAAAAGGAGATGGTAGTACATTTGATGTAACTATAGCCCAATCTGGATCCGTTGTATCTGCTAGTTATGCAGACACAGCTAATTTTGCTAATTCAGCTACATCAGCTTCATTTGCTAGTACTGCTTCATTCTTATTAGGTAGTGTAGAATCTGCTTCTTATGCCTTCACAGCATCATCTGCAGTAAATGCTACAAACGCTTTAACAGCATCTTCAGTAAATGATTTAAATCAAACAGTAACTATTACAGGTTCCTTAGATGTAAATGGTGGAATAACTGGTAGTTTATTAGGAAATGCAAGTACTGCAGACTTAGCTACTACAGCTAGCTTTGCTTTAACAGCTTCATTCTTTGCTGGATCAGTCACATCCGCTTCATTTGCGCAGACTTCTGTTACTGCTAGCTTTGCTACTAACTTCGTAAACTCTGGCTCTTATGTGATCACTGGATCGCACAGAGGAAACGTTGTATCTCAATCTATAGCAAGTTCTACTGCATCATTCGACTTTAGCACTGGTAACTTCTTTACATTGAATTTAACTGGCTCTACTCTTACTCATATTTCAGCATCTAATATTCAAGCTGGTCAAACAGTTAACGTAAGAATAACTCAAGGAGCAACTACGGGTTCAGTAAGCTTTAGTCCAGTATTCAAACAAGTAAGTGGATCAGCTTATGTACCAACACAAGTAGCTAACGCAGTAGACGTAGTAACATTCATAACATTTGATAATACTAACGTATACGTATCTAATATTAAAAATCTAGTATAATAAATGTTTACACCATTTGCATTCGTTAAACAAGCCGCAGCTGCAGGACCATCTTACACTAGAAATATTGTAGCAGATGGTTTAATGTGTTATTTAGATGCAGGCATTTCAGCCTCTTATCCAGGATCAGGCACAACTTGGTTCGATTTAAGTCCTAATGGATTTAATTTTACTCAATACGGAAGTCCTACTTTTGTTTCCTCAGGTTTAAATAGCTTCTTTGTTATTAACCAAGTCAATGGCTTTAGTAGTACTAATACAACTTTAAGAGAGATTACTTTAAACGATCAAATGACTGTGATGGGTTGGGTTGATATGAATAATATACAAAATAGTGATTTTCTTGCAACAGGAGCAGGAGCAGCAGGATCATACTTACTTATGTTTTTCTCTGGAGCTAGTAGCGGTATTAGAGGACACATTTGGGCATCTACTTTAAAAGTATTAGACGCAAATGTTGGTTTTGGCTTAGATAAAGCAATGGCAACTTACGTTGTTGACTGGACTGGTGGTAATCAATACGTTTACAAAAATGCTGGAGTGCAAGCAACAGGATCTTTATCAGGAGCTACTAAACCTACTGTTGCATCTGTAAGTACTACCAACGTTGGATCAAGAGGAAGCGGCGGAGGTGATTTTAATGGCTCTGTATACGCATGCTTATGGTATAATAGAAGATTAACAGACGCAGAAATAACTCAAAATTATAACGCCTTTTTATAGTATGAAAGTAGTAATATTAACAGAAGAACAAAAAGATCAATTATTTGGTCAAAAGGTAACAGATACATGGAACTATTCTGTATATCAAGACGCTGACAATAATTGGGTAACATCAGAAAATGAAAGAGACGGTACAATTAATCCAGATTTTATGTGGATAAAAGCATTACCTTCAGTAGAATTAAAAGAAAAGCCTTATATATCTCCTTACCCATCAGGATCATCATACTAATATGTTTTTTAATAACGCAGTAGCAAACTTTTCTCAAGCAAGTGCTGGAGTAGCACCAACAGGTCCATTTAACTACGATCCAATGTCAGATAGTGATTTAGGAGCTAGTTCTGCATGTCTTGGCATTACCCCTTTACCAGATGGTGGTTGGAGTGCAGATTCTCCTCTTATTGTAGGATCTAAACTCTATTATAATTCGGCTTTAACTGCTGAGGTATCAGGTTCTTCAGGAAATCCTTATTGGTATTCTTGGATTGACCCCGCTGATTCCACTGAATACGTTTATAGATACGAAAGTGATCTAGGTGGAATAGTAGATGTAGGTCTATGTTCTAATCCTAGTTTCGGCGTAAATTGGAGTTTCATAGTAAACGCAGGAGCTACAGGATCTTTAAAGATATTCAAAAATACTGTAGAAATAGTAAATACATCAGTAACAGCAAATCCAGGAGGTACATTCTATGCTACTATTCTGGATGATATTAAGTCAGAAGTAAGCTGTTCAGTACCTACAGATAACGCACTTTCAATTTTACAAGTAGGTAATCCTACTGGAGTATTCTTTAATGCATGCGATGTAGGATCTTCTAGTACTGATACAACCACTAATTTTGGAGACGATGGATTCATAGCTGCAGAAATAGAAAACGTACTATCTTGTTAACAATACAATAAAAATCAATATGCCAATACCTAAAAGAGAATCAGGAGAAAGAGAAAACGAGTTTATATCAAGATGTGTAAGCGAAATTAGTGGTGAATACGAGCAAGACCAAGCCCTAGCTATTTGCTACCAACAGATGTCAATTAGCCTAATCAGAGACAAAGAGTATCGTAAAATGATGACTCAAGACAATCCAGTGTTGGCTAGGTACAAAAAAGGAATGAAAACAAAGTAAAACGACATATATTAATTATAAATCAATAAAGAAAAAAAATGGATACTCAAACTATTATCAACAGAATTGCTAGCTTAGTTGGACTTGACAAACAAGTTAAATTAGGCGGTGATGTATACGGTAAGTTAGAAGATGGAGCAGCAGTAGCTACAGACTCATTCGAAGTAGGTAGTGTACTATTTGTTCTTAGCGAAGAAGGTAACAAATCATTGGCACCTGACGCTGATCACAAAATTTACTTACCAACATCAAATGGTAGCAAACTATTTCAAATCACAACTGTAGGCGGAGTTATTACATCATTAGATTTAGCCCCAAACCCAGGAAAAGAATTAAACATGAAACAAGAAAATTTAGCGATGGGTCCTAACGAGACCAAAGTTAACCCAGACATGATCGAAGGTGAAAAGCCAGAAATCGACAAAGAAATCGATACAGAAAAGATCACAATGCAAGAAGACGTTAAGTCTATGATGGACGCTATGTCAGCAGAAATCAAGCAATTAAGAGACGATATTGCAAACATCTATTCTAAGATGGAAGGTAAGTCTGAAGAAGAAGATATGGAAAAAGTTAAAATGGAAGCTGAATCTTTCAACGAAGAGTCTAAAGTAAAAGACATCTTAAAAGGTGGCGTTGGTGTTGGTGGACAAGGTAAGCCTAACGATGGCGGTCCTTCTAAGTACAACATGAGTGCTCAAAAGAAATTCACAGGTGCTCCAGCTGCAGAAGCTAAGCCACTTGAGGGTTTATTCAAATCAAACAAAGTAGAAAACGCAATGTCTAGAGTATTCTCTAAGATGGCGAATTCTAAAATCTAATTTATCATAAAATAAAACATTCGAACAATGCCAACAGTAACTTCGATTACCAGTACCTACGCCGGACAATTCTCTGGTAAGTACATCGCAGCTGCCTTGTTATCAGCTCCAACTCTTGATAAAGAGTACATAACAATCAAACCAAACATTAAGTACAAAGAAGTTATCAAAAAGTACAGTAACAACAATGCTATCTTTGATGCATCTTGTGATTTCACTGCTACTTCTACAGTAACTTTAACAGAAGCTATCTTGCAACCAGAAGAATTCCAAGTTAACTTACAATTATGTAAGAAAGACTTCCGTTCTGACTGGGAAGCTATTGAGATGGGTATTTCTGTATTCGACAACTTACCTGCTTCTTTCACTGATTTCATGATCGGTCAAGTTGCTGCTCAAGTTGCTCAACAAATCGAACAAAATATCTGGACTGGTTCTGGCGCAAGCACAGGTCAATTCCAATCTTTCGATTCATTATTCAGAACTGCTGGTTCTGGTGTTATCTCTGGTTCTGCAGGCGTATCTGGCGCTGGAGCTGGTGCAATCACTGGTTCTTCAACAGTAATCGCTGCATTACAATCTGTAGTTGACTTAATCCCTAATACTGTTTACGGTAAAGAAGATTTAGGTATCTACGTTTCTACTGCAACAATGAAAGCTTTCCAAACTGCAGTTGGTGGTGGCTCTAGCTACGCTAACGGTTACAACAACCAAACAGTTATTGGATTAAAGCCAATGGATTTCCAAGGTATTCCTTTATTGCATTGCCCTGGTTTACCAGCTACTTCAGTAGTTGCTGCTCAAAAATCTAACTTATTCTTCGGTACAGCTTTATTGTCTGACAGAAACGAAGTTAAAGTATTGGATATGGCTGATTTAGATGGTTCTCAAAACGTGAGAATTATCATGAGATACACAGCGGGTGTACAAGTTGGATTCGGTTCTGACGTTGTATACAACTTCGCTTAATCTCTGATTGATTAATAGAATATTATAGGAGGTCATTAGTTTGGCCTCCTTATTTAAAAGAAAAAAAGAAATAAAATTATAATAACATGCCTTGTAATATAACATTAGGAAGAAACGAACCTTGTAAAGACAGCATAGCTGGTTTACTTAACGTTTACTTCATTAACTATAGTACAGGTAGCTATACACTTAACGCTAACGACGAAGTAACTGCATTTCCTTCAGGATCTACAGCTTACAAGTACGAATTGAAAGGTGCTAATGGCTACACTGAAACTGTAAACACAAGTCGTGACAACGGTACTACTTTCTTCAACCAAGAGTTATCAATTACTCTTAAGAAGTTAGAAGCTACGATGACTAAAGAGTTCAAATTATTGGCTTATGGTCGTCCTCAAATCGTTGTTCAGACTAGAAACGGTGATTCATTGTTAGTGGGTAAAGATCAAGGAGCTGATATGACTGCTGGTACAATTGTTACTGGTCAAGCATACGGTGACTTATACGGATACACAGCAGTATTCACTGGTCAGGAGAAATTACCTGCGAACTTCTTATCAGGTTCAACAGCTACAAATCCTTTCGCTGGAGTGTTAAACGCACCTACAGTAGTTTACGGTACTAATAGCTAAGAAAAAATTTGGTATATCGTTCCTTTATTGGAACTGCTCATATATCCATGTCTAAGTGCCCTGTCTGATTCCTCAGATGGGGTATTTTTTTGTAATCAACTAAATTAAAATAAAGTGGCAAAAGTAAAAGTAGCATCTACAATTGTAGTATCAGATACTAAAAAAAGAGGTAACGCTAAGAAAAGCTATAATAAGCACAGTCCAAGACCTAAGGCTTATCGTGGACAGGGTCGTTAACAAAACAAAAGGGTGATTTTCAGTTATAATATCTGATACAAATACTATGATAGTAATAACACCACAAGCATCAGGATCTAGATCTACCTTCAGAGTTAGGACTATGCCCACTGCTGCGTTAGCTCCTTTTAAAGTTTCACTTAACCTATTGAGCGAAGACACGAATAAAGAGACCTATGTGACGAATGTGACTGCTTCTTACGACGCTTTCGATTTCTTATGCGTAACAGCTAGTTTAAACTTAGTACCAACTGAATTCTATTCTTTCGAGATATACCAATTAAGTGGATCTGCACAATGTACTATGTTGTACAGAGGAGAAATGTTACCAACATCGGAATCAGCTACAGTAAGAAATTCAGATCCAATCTTGAGTTACACTGGTAGCAATAACGAATATATTATATACGAATATTAATTATGGAAAATAAAGAGTCAAGAGTTAAAGTAGTAAATCTTTCTGGTGGATATATCTTACCAAAGATTACTGAAACTAAAGGTAGAAAGCAACACGTAGAAATTGGAATCGATGGTTCTGATGATTTCTTTACTACACTTATTAAAAGATACGAAACAAGTCCTACAAATCAGGCTTGTATTGATGGATCTACGGATTTAATCTATGGTAAGGGAGTTAAAGGTAAAAAAGGAGCTCAACAATTAGAAGACTACGTTTATAAATTAACTACTAACGAAGAGATCAGAAAGATTGTATTCGATTACAAAATGTTTGGTAACGCTGCTATTCAGTGTGTATTCTCAGAAGACAGAGAACAAATCATTGGATTCTATCACTTACCAGTTGACACACTAAGAGCTGAAAAGGTAGACGAGCAAGGAACTATTCCAGCATACTATTACTCTTCAGATTGGACAAACAAGAAAATACAACCAACAAGAATTCCTGCATTTGGTACAGATGAGTGGGAAAACGATACACAAGTAATCTACTTTAAAAAGTATTCTCCAGGTAAATTCTATTATGGAGTACCTGATTACTATAGTTCAATTCAATACTGTGCTGTAGAAGAGGAAGTAGCAAACTTACACATCAACAATATCTTGAACAACTTCATGCCAAGTACAATCATCAACTTTAATGGTGGTTTACCTGCATCAGAAGAACAATATTTGTTAGAAACAACTATAGCATCTAAATTTGCTGGCACTTCAAACGCTGGTAAGTTTATCTTAAGCTTTAACGAGAATGCTGAGCAAAAGACTACTGTTGAAATGTTAAGACCAGAGAATCTACACCAACAATACGATTTCATTGCAGAAGAGTCTAGTAGAAAGATTATGTTAGCACATAGAATTACAAGTCAAATGTTACTTGGAATTAAAACTTCATCAGGTTTTTCATCTAACGCAGACGAGCTCAAAACCAGCTACGAAATCTTTATGGCTATGGTAATCAACCCAATGCAAGAAGAGCTGGTCAAGCAGATCCAGGGTATCATAGAATACAA